CCAGGAAGTCCTCGATGTAGTTCAGGCCGAACGCGGTCTGGGTGCTGATGTTGGCGCTGCCCAGATAGTCGGCGGCGGTCAGCGGGTTCATGAAGTGGACAGCCTCGACAGCGTCATCCTCGAACAGCACCTGCAGATTGCCCCACGCCTGCGCCAGAACGGCCTGCAGCGTGGCAGCGTTGACAATAGTACCCACAGCGGGAACATAGCCATCGGTGCCGGGAGTGCCGCTGGCGGCGTGGACGATGCCGGACAGGAAGGTGAACAGGTTGGTGCGGATGTCCTTCTGAATCAGCCGGATCAGCTTCTCGTCGGTGATCCGCACGGCCTCGTCATAGCCGGACTTCTTGATGGCCTCGGCGGTGGTGGCCTTGCGCCACTTCTTCAGCGTGATCTCGTCCACGGCCTCGCGGGTGCGCTGCAGTCGGGTCAGCGGGATCACGGCGCCCTCGGCTACGCCGCCGTTCTCCAGCGTGCCGGTGGTCTTGTAGACGTAAAGGGAGGTGCCCTCCATCATGGGAATCTTGCGGGTCACGCCCAGAACTTCATTCAGTTTCAGCAGGGAAGAGCCGGTGAAGCGCTCCACGAAGTCAACCTCGCGGGCCTTGGCCATCTGCTGTGTGGTGATGACGTTGGTTTCGGGGTCGGTGGTCTGATCGGCGAACAGCTGAATGTTCATGGTAAACGGCTTGTTCATATGTTTTCAATCCTTTCGTTTCGTTGCGGCCCGGTCAGAAGCCGAACAGCTCATGGTTCTCGGCGATGGCCTTCTGGCGGTCCTTCGCGTCCTTGATCGCCATGATCTCGTCCTTGGTTTTCTTCGCGGGTCCGTTGTGGGTGGGCGGGGTTTCGACCTCTGCGCCCTTTGTCTGCTGGGTGACCTTGAAGTCAGCCCAGTTTTCGCCGATGTCCTTCTTGAGGGCGTCGGCATTTTCCAGCTTGCCGTCCTCGCCCAGCTTCATAGCCTTGAAGTCCGTGGCCCGGATGATGACGTCGAAGCGCTTCTGGTCGATGCCAGATTCTTTCAGCAGTTCGCGGTAGGCGGCGTGCAGCTTCGCCAGATTGTCCTTGGCGGTCTGCTCGTTCTTGAAGGTGTCGAACTGCGTTTTCAGGGCGTCATACTTGTCCTTCCACTTCCCGGCGGTCGTGGCGTTGTCCTCGGCGGTCTGCTTCTCGTTTTTCAGCGTATCGATCTCGTCCAGTTTGGCGTTGTACCTGTCCTTGGGGACAAATACCCGGCCCACGGCGGAGGAGATCGCCTGCGCTGCCTTGGAGATGGCATCGGCGGGGATGTTGCCGTCCTCGCCAGCGTGCTTCGTCAGGATTTCCTCGAAATTCACGCCGGGTTCGGCAAACAGTTGCAGGTTGAGGTAAAACGGCTTGCTCATTGTGTAATCATCCTTTCGCTGTTACGGGTGCTACCCTGAATGATTGGTGTACCAACCCGTGACAATACGTCACAGGTATAAAAACAGCACCGGCGCGTGGCGGGTGCTGGATTTATCTAAATATATACTTCATGTCGAACCCGCGGTTGATTTCTCGCATATGTGCGGCTTTTTCAACCATTTGTGGATAGTGCTCGATGCAATAGGAGTGTCCTGCCATAGCTGGCTTATCACACATTCGACATATGCCCTCCGGCTTTGGATGGTATATGTATGTTTTTCTCTGATATTGTCTCGCTCTCAACAGGCACAATCTACAGCGCACTCGTCCTGGCTCAGCAGGTTTGCTGCATTTTATACACAACCCCGCCGCTCGGTGTTTGTTCGCGCGTTCTTTGTCCAGTTGCCTTGTATGTTCCTGCGTTCTTGTTTTTGCTTTTTCCATCCGATTTTTATACAGACAGTCTGGGCACGACACAAAACCATACGCGGCATCTGTCCTATGACATCGCACACATATCCCATGTTCCTTATACCATTGATATAACTCACGACTGTAACTGCTCATCCGACATCATCTTCATAATCTTCAATGCGTCGCACATGATAATATGATCGTTGATGATCTCATACTCAGCCTTCGTAGGCTTAAAGTATTCAAGACATAACTGTTTGACGTTTTCAATGCAGGCGATCACATTGTCAGGCTGTATTTCAAGCCCATAAACGCTTTTCAGCGCGATAGTGTAATCATGACGGCATTTGCAGCGCTTGAATTTTCGGCGCAGGATTTCAAGTATGAACGCGCCGTCGCCACAAGTCGGCTCCAAAAACGTGCGCTCTGGTGCAAATGCGTCCATAAGAGTTTCTTCTTCCAGCATATCGCACATATCCACGACGGTTTTATGTGGTGTGAATACCTCGCCATACTTTCGGATTCGTTCTTCTTTCGTCATAAATGCGGGTGAGGATTTGCACCTCACATGTACGCAGAGAACCAATGGCTTCACGGAATCGAACCGCGTCTGCGTTCCTCCGATGCCCTTCGTAGCGTCTACTGTTGCGCTATGCTCGAAAGCTATACACGCTTTACCATCTCCCAGCCCGTGTACATCGGACTGATTTTAATGTCTTTTCCGCCACCGCATCATTTATCCGTCTTTCAATTCGCGTTTCGCGATTTCCTTGTACTCATCCTTATGGTCGAGCACAGCAGGGCGAAGGTATGGGCGGGCTGTTACGAACCCGTGCCCGATACCCTTGCCCTTCGGAGCGTTGTTGTCAATCCATCCGGGCGGCGGCTCGTAGAAGGGGCCGGTGCCCAACTCAACGAAAGCGCTGTATTCCACGTTGCTGCCCGCGATCATCGTATTCCCTTCGACGGTATGCGTGATACTGTTGCGCAGCGTGCCGCCCCTATACCCCTTTATGCCCGTGCTTTCCTCAGTGCCTACCGGGCACAGCTCCTTGGCGTAGCTCTCAACCTTGCCGCCGATGATCTCAAGGGCGCGTTCACGGGCTGGGCCGAGAGCGTCGAGAAAGCGGGGGAGGTTGGAGGTGAAGTTGATGTCGTTCATTTCTTGACTTCATCTCCCATGGTGATAATCTCGCCGACTTTCTTGCCGTCCTTCCAGGCCTCAACAATTCCCGTTTCCTTGTTTCGCTTGAACTCTATCATTACGGCCTCCTAAAGATCACCTTTGTGCGGTTGAGAATGACGGTATAGCTGCCACTCTGACCGTGGTTCTCGGCGTTGATGGCATCGTACCCGAGTGCAGCCGCAAGCGACCCGATGTCGTGATACTTCTCTTGGTATATACGGGCGCGTTCTCTACGACGTTCTTGCTCTTCATTGAACCGCTGTTGTGCTGTATTACCAGCATCCTCGAGCTGTTCCATGACGGCGTTCCGCTTTTCTGCGCCAAGTCTACGCGCAGCAGCATCAACCTCATTCCAGGATACTCCTAATCCTGCATTGTATCGTGCAAACGTCAGTTCATCGCCGGACAAACCGCGTCGTTTCAGTTCTTCTTCGAGAACTTCGTTGCGGTACTCGATGCCGAGAGTGCCTGTTCTTATATCGTTTATCTCGCGCCAGGTCACTATCTTTGCGTCTGGCGCAAGGGTCAAGGTTTCTGTATATGAAACGCCTTTTTGAGGTAACAACTCGGGAGCATACTTTTCTGCCCATTCCAAATCCGAGGTGTTCATAATTTTATCATAGGCAGCTCGCGCATCCTGCATCGTGCCACCATTGGCGAGTACTTCGTTACCAGCAGCTTCAGCCATTTCAAACTTTCTTTCTCTTGCCGTGCCAGCATCAAAGTATGTTTCGTATCTGGATTCGCCAAGATTCCGATAGTGCTCCATTTCGGCCTTGATTCCGTCTGTAAGTTCGCCATTGTAATCGGCAGCGCAGTACATCCCTTGTCCATACTGGGCACCGCCTGTCCCACAGTCAACGTACCAATCACCGTTATACAACTGCTCCCGGTATGCATCGAGGGTTTCCTGATCGGGAGCGCTGTACGAACGCTGGGCTATAAACCCGCTTTCCTGCACGGCCCTGTCGAACTCGTCAGCATCGACCACTCGAGGATTGCCATCAAAGCCTTGGGCGTCTATAACATCGTTGATCTCGAAGTCGAACTGATCCGGGCGACGTTCCCATGTCGTGGAGATGTCCGTGCCGTCCACTGTGGTGCGGCTCGTCGGCTCGGGTGTGTCGATCGGCTCCGCTTCCTCGCCACGCTTCATTTCCTCCCATTCCCGGTATGTCATATCCTCTATGACCTCGCCGGTGATGTTGTCCCGCATCTGCGCCATGCTGTCCGGGTATTTGGGGTAGACATATGTCAAGGTACAGCGGCAGTTCCAGACCAACCCCGGGAACGCCGTTGCATCACCGGGGAACCGGATTTTACCCATCGAGCTGTCGAATGGCTTGTCCACGTCCCGTACTTGTCCGTCAAGGTCGCGGTGCGCATCGCGGGTGTGTCCGTCCAGCGTCGCCAGCCACTTCTTCTGAACCTCAATGCCCAGCCGTTGCGCTTGGTGCATCCCTTCGATGCGTCCTGCATTCTCCGCCCCCGTGTGCATTGTTCGGGCGTTGCGAAGCATGGCGTTCATGCAGCGCTCGCCCGTGAGCTGGCCTATGCGCTTGGCAATGTCCGTCAGCTTCTCGCCCTGAATGATGCCCTGTGTCACCGCGCCCTGAATCTGCTTGTTGTACCACTTGTAGCTTTCATCCTTTCCAACGGACCGTGGCGGCAGGAGATCGGGTTCCTCCATCAGCAGACGCTTGACGGAGTTGATGTCGTACAGGCCGAAGGACGTGTCCACCCGCCCGTGCTGTTCCAGCTCGTAGCCGATGAAGTTGGCGTTGTCGGCGAACACGCGCACGCGGGAGCCGTTGATCATGTCCATCGCCATCTGGTCGGCGTTCAGCAGCGTGGCCTCCATCTGCTTGCGCTTGGCCTCCCACTGTTTTCCCTGAAACACCTGCCCGCGCATCCACATGTCGAAGTCCGTCTTTGTGATCTTGCCCTCGTCCATCATCTGACGGTATTGGGCCTCCCGGCGCTCGTGGCGCTTCACAAAGTCCAGGTTCTTCTTGTAGATGTCCTCATAGGCCTGTTGGTATACGCCCTTTATCTTGGCTCTCAGGCGGCGAAATTCGGCGTCTGTCATGCGCCGTCCTGTATCAGCCATATTTATACCTCTTCTTCGATTGCCGCGCTCTCAGGGCTGTTTACGGGCGTCTCAAGGCGTTCCATGCTCTCGGCTTCCTTGCGGGTCAGTATCTCCTCGCGCATGTCTGCCGTGATATTGGGCAACAGCGTCAGGATGGTTTCATCGTCAAGATAGGTCGCCTCCGCGAGAACGATGTCCACCTGCTCCTTGACGTTCACCACGCGGTTGCGCTTGAAAATCGGCACCGCGCCCTCGCCTGTGACGCCCATCAGGGAAAGCAACTGCTGGATGAAGTCTATACACTGATACTCGAAATCGTCCGCGTTCTCGTCCATCGGCTGGTAGGCAGCGTCCAGATGGTCGTTCGTGCTGTTTGCGCTGACCGCATGGACGTCCAGTGCGCCGAAGTCCTCATAAATGGCCTTGCGGATGTGATCGAGGTATGCCATTCGGCTCTCATACGGCACATCCTGCACATACGGATGGAGGGAGGCTGAATCAATGCCCGCGCTCTTGGTGTCCGCCGTAGCGACGCGGTTGATGCGCAGCCGGTTCATGAACTCCTGCAGGTCGTCATCGTCCATGCCGTTGCAGTTCTCGATGATCCAGTATATCTGGGCGCAGTCCTGCAGGTCATTGGCGAAACCGCTCTGAATCAGGTCGAAGCTGTCAATGCGCTCCCGCATGCCCACAAGCGTTGACTGGTAAAGCTCAGACCCTTTCATGCGGATAATGGGCAGCGTGGAATAGTTCTCCGTGCCAACCACCATGTCCCCATCCGCCGGGGTGCTGGCAACGCGCACGATATACGGTCTCAGGTCGTCCACCAGCACGAGATCATAACCTGCTGTGGCGGTCTTGGAGTGATACTTGCTGTAGCCGTCCTCCGTGTACAGCACAGCAGTAATGGGCTTCTTGTCCGCGAGCTGCCAGAAGCGGATGCCCGCCCTCAGTGCGCCCGTTTCCTCGTCGTAGAACGGCACGAACTCCGTCAACGGGAACACATACAGCCTGTCGAGGTTCCAGAATCCGAAGCACTCCCGGTGGATCAGCGCCTTGTACGCCAGCCGGTAGAACTGATTGTCGAAGTCTGCGCCCAGCCGCTCCTTGATGGCGTGATCCTGAAAATCCACGCCGTTTCCAAGGCTGTAGGTACACCGCTGGGTGTTCAGCCTGTGGAAGAAGTTGGACGATATGCGGTTGTTCGCCGCCGTCACGTCCGCGAAGCCGGGGCCTGCCCTGTCTGCAATCAGCTTCGTGTACTGGTTCACCGTCACATCCCGCTGATGGTCGTACAGGTCAGCGTCAACCGCCATCATGTACTCCGGGCTGTTCAAGTGGTTCTTGATCGCCAGCGCGATGAACTCCAACAGCCGTCCGGCGTCCCGGTACTGCTCGAAATCCTGATATGTGTATATCGTGCTCATGTCTGTTCTCCAATCGCCGCCTTGCCCTTGCGGCGGTCGTAATAGCGGCAGACCACGGCAGCGGAATCACAGG